TAAGGCTAAACGTATGTTAGCTGCGGTTGATTCGAATGCGGGCGGTAAGTTGCTATCTTCTGGCAAAATGCCTACTGACGAATCAATGTCTCTTCACCTGACAAACAAGCCCATGAACATCAAGGTTATGATGTGGAACATGGAAACTGAAAAGGGTGAAAAGATGAGCGGCAATTGGATTTCTGCGGTTTCTCCAAAGAATGGCATTGTTGCTACGATTAAGAATGTTCTATCTTCAAAGGTAGAAGACGATAACATCCCGTTCTGAGGGGGACGGGGTTGTGGAGGGGGCGGTCTTTTAATCCTTGGGGTCGCCCCCTTTTCTTAAATTTAAATGGAGAGAAAAATGGTTAATACAGAAGCAGCGATTACGCTTAATGATTTGGTTGCGGGATATCTAAAAGAGTTTGGCCTTGGCCCAAAGGTTCGTGAAAAAGATGAACCTATAGTTAAGACTTCTGCTGAAAAACGGGGAGAGATGTTGGTTCATGCATCGTTTATTGATGAGCCAGATTATACATCTGTTATACGTGCAGCTCGCCGAACAGTGAGTGTTTTAGAAGACTTTGAGAATGAAGTTGTTACGAGCGATTTGTCAGAACAGCGTGACTGGCGTCGTAAGATAGAGCAAATTATCTCTATCATGCATATTAGTAGAACTTACCCACAAGACGCAATTAAAAGATTGAAACGGCTACGGCCAGTTATGGAGATGGTATAATGGAACAACGTTCACCAGAATGGTTTGCGGCACGTAAAAATAGAATTACGGGTTCAGCAGTTGGGGCCATTCTTGGTCTTTCCCCCTATAGTTCACCAGACGACGTAATGCGCCGCATGGTACGAGAAAAGTTTGGTGCGCCTTCAGAATTTACGGGTAATGTTGCGACCGAGTGGGGTGTAGCCAATGAAGCTGGTGCGATTAAAGAATACGAGATGGAAACCGGCGTCACGGTTAAGCCTGCAGGGTTCTATACACACATGCATTGGCTTGGCGCGTCCCCGGATGGTCTGGTGGGTGAGGAAGGGCTTATTGAAGTTAAATGCCCCTACAGCCTACGCCATGAGAAAAGTCCGGTCCCGTTTAAGCCGTTGGCTCTTCAAATGCATTACTACGCCCAAATCCAAATCCAGTTATTTATAACGGGCCGTCCTTGGTGTCATTTTTATCAGTGGACGCCTGCTGAGTCGCGCAATGAGATTATTGCGTATGATGATCCTTGGATTCAGGCGAATATGCCAATGCTTCTCGCGTTCTATCAAAGGTTCTTGGTGGAACAAACACATCCAATGGTTGAGCGGCACTTACAGCCAAAGAAGCAAGACAATGAAAAACCAGAGTTGCGTCAATTAGCCGCAGAATATTTCGATTTAGTTGAAGACATGAAGGCGAGTGATGAGCGCAAGAAGGAATTGCTTGAAAAGATCGTCCAAGTGGCAGGGGGGGAGCCTTGTTTTATTAACGGACATAGCCTTACCAAGATCGAACGCGAGGGTGCAATTAGCTACTCCAAGGTTGTTAAGGAGCATATCCCGCATGTTGATCTGGAACCCTATCGTGGCAAGCCAACAACGTATTGGACGTTTAAATAATGCTACGACCATATCAACAGGAGGCGCACGATCGGGTGATCCAATGGATTACCAAGTCAAAGACGCCATGCATGATTGAAGCCGCTACGGGCGCGGGGAAGAGCCATATTATTGCGGAGATTGCGAACACTATTCACCGCATTTCCAATGGCAAACATGTGTTGTGTCTTGCGCCTTCTGCGGAGCTGGTAATTCAGAACAGTGAAAAATATGGGGCAACCGGTAATCCGTTCTCACTGTTTTCTGCCTCTGCAGGAAAGATCTCTTTGCGCCATCCGGTGGTGTTTGGTACGCCATTGACGGTCAAGAACCGGATTGAAAAGTTTGGCAGCCAGTTCGCTATGATCGTGATTGATGAGTGTCACGGCATTACACCGACGGTTAAAGGTATTGTACATGCCATGCGGGAGCAGAACGCCAATCTTCGCGTAGTAGGAATGACGGCAACGCCGTATCGGTTCGGGAGCGGCTACATCTTTCGCCAGTGGGCGGACGGCAATCCCGTTGGTGAGAAAGAAACCAAAGATCCTTATTTTGCTTCGTGTGTACATCGTATTACGGCGAGGGAATTGATTGATCAGGGGTATCTGACAGAGCCAATCTTGGGCGCGATCAGGGCGGAGTCGTATCATACGCTTGGCATGGAATTGAACAGCAGGGGACAGTTTGATGCGGCAGACGTTGACAGGGCGTATATCGGTCAGGGGCGCAAGACAGCGGCTATTATCGCAGACGTTGTTTCCCAAAGTAGGGACAGGCAAGGAGTAATGATCTTTGCGGCTACGGTGCAACACGCTTACGAATGCATTGAGAGCTTACCAGCGGGCTTGTCTGCGATTGTGACCGGCGATACGCCACGCGAAGAACGTTCAAACATCATTGCCCGATTTAAGGCGCGTGAAATTAAGTACATTGTGAACGTGTCGGTGTTGACTACAGGGTTTGACGCACCGCATGTGGATGTAATTGCGATATTGAGAGCCACGGAGTCGGTTGGCCTTCTGCAGCAAATTATTGGCCGGGGTCTTCGGTTGTATGATGGCAAAGAAGATTGTCTTTTGTTGGACTACGCAGAGAACATCGAGCGACATTGCCCAGATGGGGATGTTTTTGATCCAAAAGTGAAGGTAACTGGTTTGCAGTCTGAAGGTTTGACGGTTAAGTGCCGTTGCCCAGATTGTAACAAGATCAATGAGTTTAAGGCGCGAATTAATGACGAGGGCTACAATGTCGATGATGCAGGGTATTTTTGCGATCTGAATTGGCAGCGTATCCCATCAGAATTTGGCGACATACCGGCGCACCATGGGCGTAGGTGTCAAGGATGGCTTGACGTAAAAGGTGGCGATCAAGAGCAATGCCGATACCGTTGGACACATAAAGAATGCCCACACTGCAGTGGCGAGAATGATATTGCTGCGCGGTACTGCATAGAATGTAAGGGCGAAATTGTAGACCCCAATGAAAAGCTCAGGATTGAGTTTCAAGCCATGAAGGCGGATCCTACAAGACGCCAAACAGATAGGGTGCTAGGATGGGAGATTCGTCCAACATTAAGCCGTGCAGGGCGTCCTATGATCAAGGTAGATGTTACCACGGCGCATAGGACATTTTCTTATTGGATACCGCAGGAGCCTAACTGGGCAAAGGGTGTAGAAGAAAAAGCGCGGTATGATGAGTTGGCCGGTGAACAACCGTTAACAATAACGTATCAGAAGGATGCAAACGGCTGGTTCAAGGTCTTTGCGTATAATAGGAAACCAGATGAAATTTCCAGAGAACATTAAAGTTTTTGGCGACGTAAATTTTCGCGGAACATGCGCGGAGGAATCGTTAGAGCAAATTACGTTTTTTAATCAACTCCGCCGAACTTATCCTGATACTTGGGGCTTGATTGCTATTCACCCACGCAATGAGGGGAAAAAAGGGTTTCGGCAGGTTGTACGTGAAAAAGCAGAGGGCATGACGCCGGGCGCGGCTGATATTATTATACCGGGTAATCCTTCTTTTGTTTGCGAGATGAAACGTCGAGATCACACGAAGTCAAAATGGCAAGATAAACAATTGGAGTATCTGTATGCAGCGCAAGAAAAAGGAGCGTTTGTCTGTATCGCGCTTGGATCCAGTGCTGCCTTTCATGCCTTTGAAAAATATTTGGCAGAACGTGACGAGACCAAGTGAAATTATAGAAGGTGTTATGGCTGGTCGAATGGCGTTGGAAGATCAATCTCCCATGATTCAATCGACTATATCATTGCAAATTTATCATGTGGCGCTTGATATTTTAAGTTTACCAGTTAAAGAACGATTACCTGCAATTGAAAAATTTCCAGTTTTGTTGCAACCGCATATTAAAAAGGAAGTGAGAAGAATATGGTTACTCCGCGAGAACTAGCAGAATTTATGGGAGCTATTTGGGCTCTAAGTATGGCAGGAATAATATTGAATTTTGTGGTCATAGGAATGATTGAAAATGCTAAAGATAATCGTGAATTACAAAGGAAGTTTGTTGATTACATGCAACGCGAGGTTGAGTCGGCCCTATGGAAATTCAATAAAAAGAAAGGAAAAATTGCATGATCCGTATAGATCCACCATTACCACTAGACACACCAAAAGGGAAAGCAATGGCTCATTTTTTAATAGATTATGGGGTTGAGTATCATCTTTGTTGGGTATGCTTTCAAAACGAAACGGGTGAGTGTTGGACTTGGTCAAACAAAGATGTCCGATTAGAAGCAAATCCTACAATGGGTAGGTTAGAAAATAATTTTAAAAAAAATGACACTTAAGGGTTGCAACATTAATTCAGATGTGGTTTATAGGTGTTGTCAGCGACGCGGTGTTGCTGCCCAGATGGAGAATACAGATGAACACGAACCTCACCCTTGCAGACCAGTACGCCATCCAATCTTTTGAGATCAAGGACGGTGAGAAGAATTTAAAAGACTTGAAAGATATGGTTATTGCTACTGGCACTGATCATCTTGAAGGTGACATGTACGATCTTTCCATTCATCTTCGCGCTAAGAAAGTTATTGACGAAGAACTCTTGTTTAAGACGTACGGTGTCACCCTTAAGGGCATTGAGGCTCTTGAGACGCTTTTGAAGGCCTATAAATCCTGCACTAAAGACGATACGGAAATGACCACAGTGGTCACCGTCAAAGCCAAAATAGCACTCGCGGCGTGAGGAGAAACCCATGCGTACAATTTGGAGTATCTTAATAGAATATCCGTTACCAAGTGGCATCAAAGTACGTAAAAACTATGTTACTTCGAACACCATGCAGATCTTGTCTATTGAACGGCATTTGAATCGGGTAAAAGGTAAAATAATTCATCGAGTCGTAATGCCTATTATGGATTTTGATGAAATTATGGAAGACATTGACAACAACATTGAAGCACAGGAGATGTTAGTATGAGCAGGACACAAAGAGATTTTCTTACAGAAGCAGGCGCAAACGAATTGGCCTATAGGGTTCGTCGCCATTGGTTAGAACAAGGCTATCATGTAGATGCAACAGTTCATAAAGCCCGTGGTTGGGGGGAAAACAGGAAAAGCACTTCTGCCGTATTTGGTGTAAAGTCAAATCTTATCAATGGTTTGCCATTGGATCATGCCCTTCATAAAAAGAAAGCATCATGAAAACGATAGATATAGAAGTAGACGATATGATTGGTAATGTGTCAGTTAGGGGCATGGTTACAGTGCAATATTATAGCGCGAATAATTGGCACATTTGCAGCATAGGAATTGATCTTTTTAAAGGAGAAGAAAAGTACGGATATGCACATATAAACCCTTTAGAAATATGGAAAAACTTGATACCAGAACTAACTAATGAAATTGAAGATCGTGTAGTCAGCAAAATTTTGGAGCAGTAAAATGGGAAGTTGGAAGCAAGAAGCACGTGAAAAGCAAAGCCAAATTATGAAAGCTCATCACGCAAAAAAACGTCAAGAAAAATTGGATGCATTGGCACAGCTACCTAAGCGCGGTCGAGGCCGTCCTCGTAAAGAAAAACTAGTTGTTCCTGTACCGGATCCTATGAAGTTGTTGGAGCAGGATATTATTACTTCTGTTTCTGCAATGTTTGCCACTCGTGATCGTGGATTGCATACGTACATTCGAGACGAGTTTAATCGGTTTTTGCGTTCAGAGGCGTTGTCTGATGCGTTAAATGTACGGTTAAATGAGTATGCCCAGAAGATTGCAGAGGCTGAGTTTAATCGTATGGTCAATATTATCGAGGGCCAACCTAAGCTCACTATTGGTCAGCGGTTGTCAGCAGCAGCAAAGATAATTAGGACGGGAAAATGACGGAGAATGAGTTTCACGATGCCCTTCTTGCATCTGATATGCGTTTTGAATGGGCTATGACAGAATTAGGAAAGTACAGGATTGAAAATGAACGTCTTAAAGAAGAGGTTTTACAACTTAACCGATACCTCAGAGAGATACACATTAGCGATATCCCAAGTGACTCCTATATCAAATATTACGGAGAAGATTGATATGATTATTACCAAACGCCAACGGACCCATGGGGTATATAAAGAACAGTCCGCTCTTTCTCAGGCCATTAAAGATACATTTCGCACTGGGAAAAATTGGGATGCCTTAAACGATGGTCAACGAGAAGCCTTGGAAATGATTGCGGTCAAGATTGCCAGAACGCTTTCTGGGGATTACAATTTTCGCGATCATTGGGATGATATTGTGGGCTATGCACAATTGGGTACAGAGTCATGCGCCCTGAACATGCCAACGGTTGAGATGGATATCTTAGGAGCAACTGAGGTCCAATCGTGACAGGATACCGTGAAAAAGAAAAGATACGTTGGTTGGGGCCGTATGCCCCTTCCGACCGCTATGCAGACGATATAACCGTTTCCGATATGGTTCGGGTTCGGAAAGAAAGGGATCGGTATAGGGACGCTCTACAGCGTATTACCAAGGCGCAATATAACGCCGACAGTAAGGATATTGCCAATGCCGCCCTTGAACAAACAGGTGATTGATGTGTGTACGTAGACGAGAATATGAAGTTCCACCAAAAGATGGGGATAAAGGAGATGTACCTACTCAAGGGACGGTCAAGAATTGACCCTCACATAAAAGAACGAGTTATAGACTCCCATGACGATTTAGAGGTTATGCGAAAAGAACTTCGTGGTATGATGCGTGATCATCCATTATGGGTGTTTTGGATAGAATTAGAGACAGTGAAAGATATCAAGAATGACCAAGTACCAGAGAGTTTTCGTCTGCAATCCATCGTTTAAATTTAACCCAGACGAATTAGCTCACTTAGCGCATGAGGTTGTTTACGTATGTGACGCGCCTATGTTTGATAACCTAGCAGGGGACGAGTATATCCCACGGTTTGAAGGGCGCGTTGCAGAACGTATGGCAGACTTTGATCCCAACAAAGACATTATTGCGTACTATGGCGACAGCATGATCTTTGCGATGATGGTAATGTGGATTGCTGATAAATGGGAATCGTTTGACATAGCCAGATATTCAGCAAAAAAGTCCGGCTACGTCATTCGCAACATTGAGTACGATAATTTTATTATACCGTAGGATTATCTTCTACAGGGGCAGTCGCAGGAGCAGAAGCAGCAGCTTCTACCTGTGGCTTTGCTTGACCATGAATAATAGTGACCAGCTCAGCAACTTCTGCATATGCGCCCGCACCAAGATGTTTTAAGATCGTGTTAATGTTGGCGACGGTAAGTTTGAAATCAAGTTCTAGATTTTCCATAATCATAGTTCCCTCTTAAATGTGTCTATTGGCTACAGCTAAAGCCTTGGCAACAGTGTTGTCATCAAGGTTGAGAAGGGGCTCTGTTTCCTTGCTCTGTTCTTTTTTAATACTATCCACCATATTTATCAAGGCTTGAGCTTTTAACGAAACAGAATCAATAGTGCGCCCACCAGATGCCCTTGGCGCGGGTGAACTATCATCAACTACGGGTTCAATCGTATCAATGCTATTCATTGGTTTAGGTTGAGCTGAAGCAGGTTGGCTTTGTTTTTGCTGTTCTGCAGCGTTGCTCATGGCTTGCTCAAATGGAGATGCAACTTGTGTTGCGGTCTGAGCGGTTTTTCCTGCGACATCTGCAGCAGTGCCAACAGGAGATCCGGCTACCTGCCCCATTATATAAGCAGCTTTACCCATTGTTTTAGGTGATTGAATCGCAGCTTGACCCGCCAAAGGAATAAGATGAGCTGCAGCCATTACGGGTTGGCCAGTTGCAAGATGATAACCCGCAGATGCCAAAGCTGTTGCTGCGCCACTCCCCGCTAAAACTTGAGAAAACCCGCCATGGGCCAAAGTATCACTTAATTGAGAACCGGCCACCGCATATGGGTGTAATGGATGCCCCGCCCATTGAGGATCAGAAACAGGTAGAAGTCCGGGCTCACCTTTTGCGTAACCATTGAAAACGTTTTTAACATCTTCAGCAGTATATCCTGCAGGAGCAACGCCTTTCCCAACATCATACGCAGTTTCATATGTTGAAACTGGAACACCGCTTTCTGCTGAAACAAAACCTTTTGCAACGTTAGAACCAAGGTTTCCAATACCTTTAACAGTTCCAACTACAGCTTTTGTAGGGTCAGTGGCATAGCTTACAGCCCTTAAAGCCTTAGATGTAAGGTTTGCTGCACGACCTACCGTACTAGCTGCTCCGAGGACTTCTGCCCCTGCACCAAGGGCGCTTGCTCCTGCGGTAAACGGAATAGAGGCAGCCGTTAGAACGGTAAACGGATCATTGTATAACGTGCGGTAAAACTCATCTTTAGAAGAAAATGGTTGGATTAGAGCATTGAATGCAGCTTGATCTTTTGGGTTTGTCGGATAACCAAGAGCGCCCTTTGCTTTGGAATATGCTCCATAGCCAACATTACCAAGGGCCGATGCTGTTTCACTCCAATTGGCAGGATTAAGAGCATGTGCAGTGCCAGCAAGATTTTGAACCGCACTAGGACCAATATTCCCCGCCACGCCGCTCCAATATTCCCTACTTCCCATCGTTGCTGGATCCTTAGCAGAAGTCGCAGACACAGGTTCTATAGAAGTTATTTGGTTTTTAGCTTTGGGTAGGGTCATAACTTTTACCTGTTATTTTATGTTGAAGTAACGAAGTATCGGAGCGCCATAGGTATTTGCATAATACTTTTTAGAAGCATCGCTCATTTTATTAGCACTTCCGCTTGTAGCTACTTCAAAAGCACTTTTCTTTGCTTCGTTTGGTTGACCTTTGTTAACAGTTACTTGATCTTTAAACATCTGTTCAAGCATTTGTTTTTCAGAATCATAGTAAGCTGGATCATAATGATTATTAAACGAGTTAGTAGCTTGTTCGCCTGTGGCTCTACTAAAATCACCGCCTAAAGATCCGTTAGTTGGTTTAGATGCATTTTGCCATTGGCGGAAATATTCTTGTTTATCAAGTTCGCGCTGCTGCTGAACCATGATGTCTGCCATAAGTTTTGCTTTTCCGTCTGGCGAATTTGACAACGATGGGAAGTTTTGGATCAACGACTGCAATGCCGCATAAGAATGCTGGTCAAGGGCTTGTGCCTGTTGTCCCTGAAGACGAGAAAGAACCTTGTTTACTTCTTCGGCGCTTGCAAGATTTTCACCATTCCAAATGTTGCCTTTCATTCCAATTGCATGTGCAAGGCTGTTAATTTTTTGTTCTGCCTGTTCAAACAATGGAGCATATGCGCCAGATCCAAGGGCAGTATCAGAAGGGATCTCTGCCAAAGAATTTCCTAATGCATATATGTTCTGCTGTTGGCCCTTCAAAGAATCAGCCAATGCTGACTGCTTCGCAAAAAGGTTTGCAGATAAACGTTGATTACGAATATCTTCAGGCTCTAATGCCACTTTCTTTTGAGCGTCTTGTGCAGCGGCAACTTCTTCTGGCGTCAAACTAACCGGAAGAGCATTAACAGGAGTTCCAACAATTGGCTGTTGTTTCGTAGTGCTTGCAGCCTCAGGGTGCGCTTGTACGTATTGAGAGGTCAAGCGTGGATCCATTTGAAGCTGACCCTTTTGCATAAGGTCTGTTGCATCCTGTAAGTTATAAGGGCGCATAATTCCATCTGGACCAATACCGATGATGCTATCGACGCCATTAATCTTAACAATAAGTTTGGATGGGATACCTGCCATCGTGGATGCAGCAGCAGCATTTGTAGCGGAAATTTCTGCCTTCTGACGCTGCAATTGTGGGTAAGCCTGAGCTGCACCCGCGAGACCTTCAAGAGCTGCCGCCCCAAGGAATGGACTGCGGGAACTAGCCATGGTGCCAAGACCTGTAGCAATGGTTCCCCAGAATGTTGAATCCTGCAGTTCTTTAGGAACACCCAATTTGTTTGCAAGGTAATCAAATGCACCCGGTTCTGGCGCTGCCGGTGTTGGCAAATATGTTTTAGCGCGAGGAACAAGGCCACCTTCTGGAGCAGACGCATCTGGAGCAGGTTGTGCAGTCGTGTCAGAAGAATCTGCAGCCGCAAGGGCTGTCTTAGTAGCAGGAAGATCTGGCCCATCCGTAACAACTTTATTGCCGGCGCCCAATCCGGTTGAAACAACTGGCGTATCAGAACCATCAGTTAAGCCAGCGTTGAATTTTTTTACGTAAGAAGGAACGGTTGTCCCTAATTGATCTGAAGCGTTCCCAGCTTGCGCACGAGGTTTTCCAGAGAACCAAACAGACGCGGCATCTTCTGGCGTGCCATATCTGTCCAGCGCCTTACTAAAATGATGTGTAAACACTTGATCTTGCGCTTCTGGGCTTGCCAAGAAATCTTCCGTAGACATGGGTTTACCAAGGGCTTCTTGAGTCCACGACGGAATATTTGAACCCATTACTTGGTATTTGCCATATCCACGATCGCCCGTCTTTGTAGCTGGACCAAGA